GGGTTTGAACGGTTTTCCTTCCGTTACATCGCTGGTAGGCTGGCGGTGACCTTAGTCTACCATGATGGGGGGCATGGGTTGGTTCTGTCTGACCAGATTGCCAAGCATGCCTGGAATACGGTTTGCAAGATTGGACGCAGCCCTATCAATGGCATAAGCACCAATTTGCAACCCCATGGAACCCATCTTTTCAGCTGCGTTGCGTACAGAGTTTGTGAGTGCCAATGAGCAACTTGGTGGAGGCTTGGCCATATTCGCTAAGACTCCTGATTCGTTGTAGCGAACCCAGTGACAAGCCGCGAAGGATGCTTCATAATCTTGAGCTCCAGAGGCCGTGGGCTGGAACAACATCAATATGGTTGACACCCCAGGGTCCTGAAACTCAGTCCCGGTGCTTGCGCCTGGAGAACGAAACTCATGGTACTTATCTTGTGATACTGGAATGCAGTCCCACTGTAGCGACTCTGTTAGTTCACTGGCTGAGTAAGTTCGCGTTCGTACATGATTTGTTATAAATGAAGACAACTTACTGAAGGTAGCTGACACGGAATCAACTGTGATGCCTGTGCTGACACGTAAAACGTGAACAACCCCGGCTACATTACCAGCGGCAGTAACATTCCTTAGACGGATACTACCTCTGGCACACTGCACAACGTCTGGTGACGCCGATGAAGGTGTGGCGGTGACACCATTGGAGATCTGGTATGTTGAAATGCCATCTCCATCTGTCACTATCCACATGACATCTCGGCCAAGTCCAGGCTGAAACGCTATCAGTTTGGCCTTTGCTGTTTCACCACTCTGAGTGCTAAACTCTTGTTTACCTCTACCTGTAATCCAAGTAGCTGGTCCAACTGAGAACGTGAGAGGCTGTTCTCGAACATCAAATCCGTTGAAATTGTGGTTAGCCAATCCTTTGGGAACTGCTGGCGGTCTCCTTGCTGGACGCGTGGATCTCCCCGTGGCAGGTCCACCCGCTGGGCGCGGACGCCGTCCATTCTGTGTGGCATATAGAGCCATTAACTTCTGTTTTGCTTGTCCTTTGGCTTTTGCTAGCTGCTTCTGCTGCTTTTGCGAGAAAACCATAGCAACCAGCCCAACTGCGATGCAGAAATGCAATTAATTGAGGGTGTGACGTAGTTGTCAAAATTGCGAGAGCTATGCTCTCTTTCAAAATTTCGAGGGGTAACCCTCTCCTTGTTGCGTTGTTTTGCTGCCGCTCTTTAAAATCGCGCTGCCGCGGACTTCCGGCTTCTGAGCGCGCTGGCTATAAACTTAAAGATAGTTATCTACATCTGCCTCTCCTCCCTCAAAATCGAGGCACATCAAATCATAACCATCTGTCTGGAAAATATCTTGCAAGTCCTTATGCAATGCTTCATTGTGTCTAGCAGCCTGCGTCAATCCGCGAAAGACGTCAGGTCTGTTGGCTCGCTTGGGCGGCACTAGTAGCAAAGATGTCAGCATCTTGGAGGCGTTGTTATAGATAGCCTTGCAATTGACTGTATCGTAAATGTGCGAGGTGAACGAGAAACCTTTCTTAAAATCTTTCTCTTCTAGGTCCCTGGTAACAATGCCGTAGTTTTGCATGTTCTTCAACCATATTTTGCGTATCGCCTCGTGAACTCGTGCGAGCATATCGTCACCGTTGCACAAGGCTTCTGCTGCGCCAGAGGCCTTTGCAGAAGTAGTACGTGCGCAACTATTGCCAAATGTTGTGTTGCTGCTTCCTGATCCCCGGGTTCCGACAACTCCATAGAGGTGCCCCCGAGCCCATGCCACATGCATTGAAGAAATCAATCCCACTTTCACAATCATATCTTGTTCTGACGTAAACGCAGGATCGTCCAAGTCTGTATGAAATGCCGCGAGCCGCGCTACCGTCTCGGTTAGCATCAATGTTCGAGACTGTGTCCAGTCCCACATGCTGGCATCGCAAGAGCAAATTTCTCCATCGCCTAGACTGCGCAAAACTTCATCGATTAAGCGCTCTGTGCCACTATCGTGGTGGCCCATGCCCTGGACCACCCCGCTAATGCTGCCGTTTTGGTATCCAGTGATAGTGGCCTTGTTTAGTTTGCGGCACATCATCTGCTCTACTGCAGAATCGACTAGACTGAAATTCCAAATCAGCCTGTATCTGCCTAGCTTGGCCTTAGAAGGTGAATGCGCTTCGCCCTTGATAAAGAGCTCACGAGGGTCAGCCAAGCCCCAGGCCATTGCTGTGGCAGGCGACACTGTTTTCATAACCTCGACGGGCACGTTCCGCAATAAGAGCATACGAATGGCTACTAACTCGGCTACCTCGGTCCCATGCTGTTGTACTATTGACTTCTTAGTCCCACTACGCCAGTGAGACGTCCACCCGGACGATGAAGCATCATAGGAATCTAAAATCTTGTGTAGCCCTCTGGGACACCGAGCCAAGGTGTGTCTATTTTCCAGATCTGCTGAAAGCTTTTCACCAAATTTCTCTGCTTGGCAAAATAGTTTCAGCTTGTCTGCATGAGAAAGCTTCTGTTTGCTGTGTAGAAGTGACGCATGAACACGGAGAGATTTCTCTATGTTTTCTTGGGAGTTTTCAGGAATGACAAACTCACTGTAGTCCACTCCCCTGTCCCTCAGTGCCTTTGCGATTCTTTCTTGCACTTCTGGTTTCCAGGTTGCCTTTTCTTTTGGAGGCATGTGGCGTGCTTTCAAATAGCCCATGCATCGACCATAGATTTTCCCGTCATTGTAAAAGATGTCTTGGCCAGTCTTCTCCTGTATCTCAGCCGCTTCCATGTATTCCACCATCTTGTGGTTATGTTGGAGAAGCACCAGGGGGTCTATCCCCTCCTCCCAGTCAAAATCTTCCCCCGCCAAAATTGCGGCTTTAGCCTCCCTGATTCTGTCGCCCAGGTTGGCTGGAGTTTCTTTCCACTTGTGACCCATAAAGTGACTGGTCTCCTCGACATTCTCAGCCGTTCCTTCAAACAGCTGAACATATCGAGCTGACTGCCCAAGTGGTTGAGTTGACTCGCCTAGTTCTCCGCGTTGTCTAGCGGTGTAGAACTCTTCGCCTTCACCAGCCACAACGCCTATGTATCTCTCGTAGTCGGGCGCTTCTTCCCAGAGGCGGTCTTCATCTTCGACCTCGCGGTCTGTTTTGTACCGTGTGTTCCCGTCACGCATCCAGTCCTCTGCATACTCTCGCATGTTAGAACTGAAATCGTGGAACTCGTCATACTCGTCCTCGTCTCTAGAGTATGCTTCTCCCAAAGCTGGGGCACGCAGCCCCATAATGGCTTTGTTTATTGCATCTCTGAGCGTGTCAGGGAAGACCCCATAGTGTCTGCCCATTGCGAGCACAACGGTTGCTGGCACGTAAACATTGCATGCCGGTAGCTTGTGTTGTTCAGCAAAATGTGTGCTGGGGGTGCCTACATGAATCCCCGCGCACAGCTTAACACCACTTTTGGTGAACATGACGGGAGACCCCGAGTACCCGGGGAACGTGGTCACAGTATGGAAGGCGATGCCCAACCGCCTAACTGGATTGTCTTTCAAGGCCATGCCACCATAAGTAGTTGTTTGGCCCGTAGCATCAGCTCCAGTGACTGTAACCCTGGCACCAGACGGATTCTTGAGATTCTTGATTGCCAGCTTGGAAACACCAAGACTAGCCCACTCTCTAGGAGTCAAGCGTATAAACAAAATATCTAGTGGCGATGTCGTATATAAATCATCGGTAATTGGTCGGCCGCCAATATCGCAGTTGCGATTGACCGCCCTGTCCAGCTTAATAGACACTGAACAGCCTTTGTTAACCGCCACAAGCTCATGATGACAATCTGTATTATGTCTCGTGCAGACCATCACGTCCTCAATCCTGACAGCCATTGCAAAAACATCACCGGTTGCTGTATAAAGCTGAAAGGCAAAAGGTTGTGATTCTGTGAGTAAACGCACTGATCCGCTGACAGCAGACTCCCCGAGGCCAAACTTTGTGTCAGTCTGCACCGCTTCGAACTGGGCGACCTTCGTTTTATCAAATTGACCAGGATCTGCAGTGAAGCCCTTCAGCTTCAATTCGTACAAAATCCCCGTGTCATCGCGATAATACCGTTTTGTTCCTTGTATAAAGGAACCTTTCCGCGACGCCAACAAATGAGAAAAGTCTGGACAAATCCTGGGGTGATGAAAATAATCTCGTCCCATTCGAACAATGCCTCGAACAGTACTCCTCACCGCCCACCACGTGATCGCTACAATAAGGCGAAGCAAACACCACACCGCATTAGCAAGGAAAGCTCCGAAAAACACTGCAGCCACGATTGCACCCAACACGCACATAATGACGCCAAAATTTGGGGCAATGATCTGCTCCAGGTGGCCAATATAGACCGCAATGGCGTAGGCACAAGGAGGCAAATCTGGTGGAGCGCTCGCTCCAGGTTCCATGCCTAGTTCGTATGGAAATTCGTAATTGAACAGTTGAATGGCCATAGTTTCCCTGTGAGTCGGTA